TATGTCAATTAAACGTAACCCAAGATATAAAAATAAACGGTCAATTGATCCTCAAATGAAGTGTTTTCTAGATGAAAACAAAATTGAGGAATCACCGGATTGGGGATTACCTATTCCAAATCCGACTGCCGATTATAAATCACTGTCGAAGTATGAGAAAGACCTACTTTATATGTCACCCGATATGGTTTGTGACATGAATAAAGCTTGGGAATGGACAGAACGACATTTTGGTCCTTACATGTGCGATAGTCGCGTAAGGAGTGCTGAAGAAGTGATTGATAGTCTTGACAAAACTACTAGCTCAGGCGCACCATTTAATCAGATTTATGCAACTAAACGAGAGTTGTTGGAAACTGATACATCATTTGTTGATTGGATAAATGATGAATGGGAGCGATTAGCGACAGATCCTTTATGGACAAGTCCTAGTACGAGTTCCTTGAAAGAAGAAATTCGTCCTACTGTTAAAATAAAAGCGAATAAAATTCGAACTTTTATGGCGATGGCTACAGATATTACGATACACGGAAATCGTTTATTTGCAGATATGAATGAAAAGATGAACGCAAGTTATTTGTGTTCCTCCTCCGCTGTGGGTATGAGTCCCTACGAAGGAAATTGGAACCGCTTGTTCCATAAATTAAGTGCCTTTACAAAAGGCTATGCTCTTGATGAATCAGAATATGATTCTTCATTGCGTGCATATATGATGTGGGGTTGTGCTCAACTGCGATGGAAAATGTTGCGGGAAGAGGATCGAACTCCAGAAAATCTCGTTAGATTGAAAACAATTTATCGAAACTTAATTAATACACTCGTGATCACACCTGAAGGGATTATGGTCATGAAGTTAGCTGGAAATCCATCCGGCTCAATGAATACCATTAATGATAATACGTTAGTTTTATACACATTGATGGCTTATGCTTGGATTAGAAATTGTCCAAATGCCGAAACCTCTTATACAGAGTTCGAAGATAATACTGCTAAGGCGCTTGTTGGAGACGACAACACTTGGACCGTGTCAGATTATGCTCATGAGTTTTATAATGGTTCAACTGTTATAGAATGTTGGAAGCAGATTGGTGTTACAACGACCACTGACTCCCTTGAACCACGCTCTCCTGAAGAGCTTGATTTTCTATCAGCACATACTGTGTTTCTGGATGGTAAAGCAATACCAGTTTATGATAGAACAAAACTCATGACTTCTCTTTTGTATTCACCACATAAAAAGAGAACTCCAGCCACTACTTTACAACGTACAACAGCAATGTTGCTCGCAGGGTGGACTGATTTACCATTTCGTAAGTTTTGTCGTGAATTAATTCACTGGCTACTTAAGAAATATGATACAATTTTAGCTGATGAACCTACTTGGATTATCGCTAAGTGTGGAATTTTAACTGATTCTGCCTTGTATGAACTGTATATGGGAAAGACTGTTGTTCTCCAACAACAAGGCTTATTTGAAGATTTAGCCACTGAATTTGGTTATGCCAAACAGTATCATATGGAGAAACAAAAATTATTGAGAGACGAAGTAAAGATTAATAAGCTCAATAAAAAAGAAACGATGTCTGTTGTACAAGTTAAGCGTAAGAGAAATAGAAATAAAAATAAGAAGGTTCAAGTTGTTAGAATTGGACCTGTGCGTGGAGGAATTAATCCCACGAAAAAACAAAAGAGTCGACCTATGGCTCGAAATAATATGAACCGACCAAAACGACCACAAAGGAATTTGGCTGGTAAAGGTGGTACTCGTAATCAAACTACTAATAGGAAGAAAATGTGTATTGAAGAAGACGAGTATATAGGAGAAGTTACAGGACAAGCAACTGCTAACTTTGCCACGACCACTTATCCAATTAATATTGGACAAGCAGGAACCTTCCCATGGGCTTCCGGTGTTGTGAAGAATAATTTTGAGAAGTATAAATTTACTTATCTTGAATTTTATTTTAAACGTGAAGTTTCAGAGTTCGCCACTGCGGGAACAACTGGAAAAATCATGTTGTCTGTTGATTTTGATGCGGCGGATGGACCTCCAACCACAAAACAACAAGTTGAGGA